TGCAACAAGACTAACAAGTGAAAAAGGGCTTGAAAGAATAGTTAAATTATCTGATACATTAGATAAAGAAGGAATTAGTTATACTTGGACTATTTATACAAATAAAGTTCGTAAAGCAAGACAACAAATAAATAGTAAAAATGTAGTTTTAAAAGACCAACAATTAGATATTCACGATGAAATAGAAAAAAGTTCATTTTTAGTTCAATTATCTTCAACTGAAAGTTTTGGTTTATCAGTTTGTGAAAGTTTAATGCTTGGTACTCCAGTTATAGTCACTGACTTAGAAGCATTTAGAGAAATAGGTTGTGTACAATTTGAAAATGCAATAATTCTTGATTTAGATATGAAAAATATTCCAATAGATAAAATTACGAAAAAGTGGGCTAAATTTAATTACGAGCCACCATTTACTGAATGGCATAAATATTTATCTAAAACAACATATAACCCTGATGAAGAAATAGAAGTTATATGTAAACATAAATATTCTGATATAGAAAAGAATATAAGTGTTTCGAAAGGAACTAAATACAAATGTAAACAATCAAGAGCGAGTTATTTAGAAGCAAGAGATTTAGTGGAGATATTATGATAGATATAGTAGTGACATATTTAGATGATAATAAACAGTGGAGAGAAAAATTTAACTATTGGAAGTCACTAGAAACTGGTAAAGGTATAAATGATAAAAATAATAGACAAGCATTTGGAGAAGAAAGACTTCGTGATTGGGGTACATTCAAATATTGGTTTAGGGGAATAGAAAAAAATTGTCCCTGGATTAATAAAGTATTTTTAGTAGTTCAAGATGAAAGCCAAGTTCCACAATGGTTAAATAGAGATAATCCTAAATTAAGAATAGTATATCACGATGAATTTATACCTAAAGATTTATTACCAGTATTTAATGTAGTTCCTATTTTAATGTATGTAGATAACATAAAAGATTTAGGAGAATTTTATTTAATAAGTGACGATGATGAATTTTTCTTAAATCCTATAAAAGAAGATAGATTCTTGCGAGAAGGAAAACCAGTTCACGCAGATAATAGAATTCCATTTGAATATTATAATAATGATACAAGTGATAAAGTATTCTTTGAAATATTAAATAATAATTTAAGATTAGAAGAAAAATATATGAAAGAAAAGGTAAAGTATGGATTCTATCATTTACCCGACATTAGAAAAAAATCATTTAATCAAAAAATAATGAAAGAAAATTATCAAGAAATATATGATAGTTTAAGAGTAAGTAAATTTAGACACCCTAAAAATATAGGTTGTACTATATTCAGTGATCTATTAAAAATATGTAATGAAGCATATATAGATAATGATTTATACAATAATTGTTCTTATTGTTGTTTAAAGAGTAATGTTCATTTTAGTTTATATAGAAATAAAGATATAGTATGTTTTAATGATACGGAACTATTAGATGAATATACAATAACGAAAATAAAATTAGTTAGATTTTTAGATAAACAATTACCGAACAAATGTTCGTTCGAAAAGTAGAACAATTGACTAATTATAATATATATGGTATTATAATTCCAGGAGAATAGGGTATGAAGATAATTAAGGTAAATTTAAACAAAGAAAATGATAGAATAATGGACGATATAACCATTGTTCCAATAGCAGATGTCCATATAGGAGATAGATTAGCAAATTTAAAATTATTTAAAGAAGTATTAAAACGCATACAAGAAGAAGAAAACACATATACTATAATCAATGGGGACTTATGCAATATGGCTCTTAAAAACTCTAAAAGTGACGTTTATGGGCAAAGTTTATCTCCAATGGAGCAAGTTATTACAATGGTAGAATATTTAAGACCTATTAAAGATAAAATATTAGTCATAGGAACAGGAAATCACGAAGACAGAACACAAAAAGAAACAAATATTGATGTGACTAGAATGATAGCAAGAGAATTAGGAATAGAAGATAGATATGCTAATGAATGGTGGTATTTATATCTTACATTTGGGCAAAAGACTAAACAACACAGAACACCAATAACTTATGGAATAACAGGAGTACACGGATTCGGTGGTGGTGGACGCAAACCAGGAAGTAAGATCAATAACCTAGAAAGTATGAGTGAAGTAGTATTAGCAGATTTATACATAATGTCACATACACATAAACCTATTGCTACTAAAAGATGTATGTATATGCCATACTATCAAAGCAAAGCATTAGAAAAACAAGAAATGTATTATTTAATGACTAATTCATTTTTAGAGAGTGACGGTGGCTATGCAGAAAAAATGGGATTAGTACCTTCAAGTACAAGTATAACTGAAGCAGAATTAAGTAGTACAAAAAGAAAGATTAAAATAAAGATATAGGTGCATAAATAGGAAGGTGGTTAAAGTGGCACAAGGTAAGAAAACAGATAACGAAACTATATATAAAATTATGTTGTCATATTTTGTGACACGCAATTATAGTGAAACAGGCAGAGAATTAGGAATTGATGAAAGTACAATAAGACATATAGTTAAAGAAAACATCAATAAAGATGAATTTAAGAAACTTTACGAACAAAAAAAGGAAGAATTTGTAAGAACTGCCGATAGAATAATTAATAAAGGAACTAGACTTCTAGAAAAGAGATTAAATATAGCATTAGAAAATCAAGATGAATTAGATGATCTACTGTTTGAAACATATCACGCAAATAGAGAAGAAGTTAGTCAAACGGAAAAAGTTGGTATTGCAAAAAAAATAAATAAAATACAAATAAATAGTCTAATAGAAATAACTACTGCTATTGGTACATTATATGACAAGAAAAAGATTGCAGAAGGTGGAGAAAGCAGTAATGAAACACCAAACGTTAATATTAATATAATAGATAACTCTAATCTAGAAAAAGCATTATATGAAGAAAGAGACGTATAAACTTTTAGAAAAGCCACCAAATAATAAAAGAAAAAAATTAATAGGAGATATATGGTTAGCAAAAGTGCCATATCACGAAAAAGGCAATTATTATAAACCTAGACCAGTATTAATAGTAGATTATATAGATGAAAAGTATTTATGCAAGAAAATAACTTCTACATATAAACCCAGTAGAAAAAAGATACAAGTAAATGATAAAACGAGTTATGTAAGTCATTATATAACATTAGATGAATATATGTTTTATCACTTAATTAGAAGGGGTGTAGATGTTAAAAAATATATTTGAAGGGAAAATAAATAATGAAATTTGTTAAAATAGGAAAAAACTATCTAATTAAAAATAGTAATGGTAAGATAGTAAGTGAAAAAGAAAAACTAGAATTAGAAAACAAAGAATTAGCAATTCAAGATATTAAATCAGACGGTTGTGTAAAAGAAATAACTAAAAAGATAAATAAGAATAAAAAAAGAATTAAGGAATTAACTGCACAAGAAAAGAAAGAAGAAGGTGCAGATGATATTATCGAAGAAGCAGATAAATCTATTTAATGATATTATAAGTCCTAATATACCTTATTTAAGTGTATTAGGAAGCACACAAAGTGGTAAAACATACGATATATGTGGTGCTACAATACAATATGCAAAAGCCTTAAATGAGTATGAAAAAGAACAAAGAAAAGATAAGAACTATATACCTAGACAATATTATGGTGCAATCATCGGTTGGACTACTGATACATTACAAGGAAATATAGTAGAAAATTTTCAAAATATATTAGAAAATGAATATCATTTCAAAAAAGGTAAAGATTACGAATTAGAATTTGGTAATAATAAAAAATATTTAAAAATATATGGTGTAAAGTTCTTCTTTTTTGGATTCAATACATATTTGGCATTTAATAAGATATTAGGTAAACCATTAATATTTGTATGGGTAGATGAAAGTGCTAGAATATATAGTTCATCTCAATTAAGAGAAACTTTTGATGAAATACCTGGTAGACAAATGAGTTTCGCAGGACACCCATATTTCAAAAGAATAGATAGTTATAACGTAGAAGGTGGACAAAACCACCCTTACAAGAAAAAATACATTGACGGAAATGATTGGAAGAAATATGTATTCTTTCCGTATGATAATCCAGTATTAGACACAGAAGAAAAAATAAGAAAAGCAGTAAAAACTTTCGCAAAAGGAACGCTAAGAGAACAAAAAGTGTTTAATAAATGGGTAGTAGCCGAAGGTAGAGTATTTAACGAAACAAATCATATAACCGAAGAATATTTTAAAGAAAATTATATAATTCGTGAAATAGGTATAGGTTGCGACTATGGTAGTGTAAATCCTACCACATTCTGTGCATTAGCGTTATGTCAAAATACAGAGAATGGTAATTGGGAACTTGTTCTGATAGATAATTATTATCACGATCCAAAAGAAGAAGGAGATACACCTACTACTGAATATTATTCACAACAATTAAAACAATTTATAAATTACTTGCACGATAAATATAAATATGTACCAGTTAATACGTTAGTCATAGATAGTGAAGCAAGTCATTTTAGTAATAGATTGGACGTAGACGGAATAAGACACGAACTTGCTAAAAAGAATAATATGAGTGTAGATGAAAGTGTTCAATTAATGCAAAGTTTATTTTATAACGGAATATTAAAAACATTAGAAATAAATTCTATTAGATATTTTCAAAATGGGCAACCTATATATAGAGAAATAAATGTAGGATTAGATGAATTAGAATCATATCATTATGACAATTTGAAAAGCGAAGTATCAGGAATAAATACTTATGTTAAAGATTACGACCATTATGTAGACGGAAGTAGATATATAATAATGGAATTTAAACTAACAGGAAGATGTCCTGTGGTATAGGAGAAATTATGGTAATTAAATGCAAGAAAACAAAAAGATTTTTATGTGAAATCAATTATGATAAAATCATTGCACTTCTTGAAAAAATGGGAGTTGAAATGGAACAACCACTTGAAATAATAATTCCTTGCAAGAATTGTAAAACAAGTGAAATATACCATATTTATAAAGACCATTATATATTTAAAGGAAACGATGAAAAGAAATGATCGTTTCTTTTTTGTTTAAAAAAACTTTACAAAAATGTAAAAAAAGTATTGAATTTATTATTAATATATGATATATTATATATGTAATCAAGAAAGATTACTAGAAAGAAGGAACTAAAAATGACATTAGAAAGAAAGGAAGAACTAATTAGACTTATTTATGATTTAGAAGAAATTCAACTTGGATTTAAAGATTTAAGAAATAAAAAATATAAAGGACTTGAAATTGATTATAATGAGAATGTTAAAGACCATAATTCTTTAGTTAATATATCAGACGGTTTATATGAAATTGATTTGATTAAAGACGAAGTAGAAGAATGGGAATTACAAGAAATGATAAATTTAGCAATAGAAGATATAGACAATGAAATATCATATATACAAGAAGTATTAGAAAATTATATCTAATACTTTTTATTTTATTATAGTATGCAAACAAAAGTTCGATAAATATTTTTTTAAAAAATGATAATTTTTTGTTGACAATAGAACAAATGTATGATAGCATAATAGTATAGAAGTGCAGTGTATTTGACCGAAAGGTGCAAATGGAAGCATAAGGAGAAATAACCTTATGCTTTTTTTGTTAGGAGAAATCAATGAAAAAGATTATTAAATTCGTTAAAAGATACTATAAACGATTAAAAAAGTCTATCAAAAGATATTTAGATCGTTGGACTTTATGTTTATATTACAATGGTTTATTAGTGAAAAAATTAAAAATAGATAAAAACGAAGCACCTGATAAAAATACATATTGCATAACTTTTAGAAATAAGAACATTGGTAAAGGCAAAATCAGTATTATAGCAAGACCAATAACAATTTTAAAAAACGATGAAAAACATAAAAAAACTTATTGGGGAATAATAAACGAAACTGGAGTAAGACCAGAAGAATAGGAGAAATAAAATGAAAGGAAAATTAAGACAATTTAATCCACTTCAAGCCCCTTATATTAAAGTTAGAGTTAAAACAACTAGCCCAGGAATGACAAATGGTAAACCAAACATAAAAGAAGAAGAAAGATATGTTTTAGCACCTAGTGCTAAAAAAATAGGAACATATATTAAGAATCAATTGTTTGGTAGTGATTTATTAACTCAAACAGAAGGATTAGACATAAACTGGTTAATGCCTACATTAAGCAAAGCATTAGAATTATCAGTTTATGAAAAAGAAAGTTTTGTATACATACATTTGTTCGACAATCAAGTATATCTTGAATGTATAAATAAATGTAATATACATAATTTAGTACAAGAATATGATCGTATTAAAGAATGTGACATTATACAAGACTTTGAAGCAGGAGAATATGATTATTCGTTAAATAGACATATAGAAATATCAGACGGAAAAACAAATATGATATTAACTGCTTTCAAAAAAGAAAAAAGAGAAGAAGAATATCACGAAATTACTATTAATGAATTTAATACGATAATGGGTACTGATTATATGAGAGTATATCTATTACCTTATGAAGTATTAATAAACATTGATATAGGGCAAGAATTCTTCAAAGATAGTGAAAAATTCCTTAATGAAGAAATGGAAGTATATAACGTATTATGCGAAGAAGTTGAAAAGACTAAAACTAGAATAGTCACAAGTCAACACTATCAAAGCAACGATATATATGGCAAATGGACACCTAACAATAATATGTATAATGTAAGCACTATTAAAGTTAATGGTATAGATGATTTATTTACATTAATGCCAGGAGATAAAGACCACCAATTCTTCGAACACCTACAAGGAAATTTAAGACAAAATGATTATATAGATATATTTAAGTTTTGTGATTATCAAATTATTCAATTAGCAAATTTAAGTCCTGCAAGTTTTGGTTATGAGAAAGATAAGTACCAAAATGTAGCAAGTGTAGATTTATCAATGAACTTAACTGAAATGACTATCGAAGCCATTAAGAAACAAGTTGAGCCACAAATAAATAGATTAATTGAAAATATAATCAAATTACAAGAAGCAAAAAAAATACAAAAGAATAAAATTCCAAATGATATTCAATGGGATTATGGTAATAATGAAAAACTTGATGATGATAAGAAAATTAGAACATTAAAACAAGTTGAAAGTGTTATTGATATTCCTTATGAAACTAGAGCAAAGATAGTGACACCTATTATTAACAAACTAATAGATGAAAAAGTGACTAATGAAGATCTAATTAAAGAATATCAAAAAGAAAAAGAAAGTTTAAAGGTAGTGTATGAAGAACTCTAGTTTTATAGCCGAAAGTGTATTTGAAATGAATTTATATTATACTCGTAAACAAAATCAAACAAAAGAATTATTCTTTAAATGTTTAAATGAAGGTAAAACAGAAGAATATTTTAAAAAAGAATTAGAAAAAATATGGGGTATAGATGATAAAAAATATATAGAAGAACAAATAACTATATTTAGAGAACAAATTCATAAACAAAACACAGGTTTAAAACTAGGTGCAATAACATTAGTTGGTTTAGGGGTAATTAAACTAATTAATGATACCAATAAACAATTTTTAAAGAAGAAAATAAAGGAATTTACTATAAGAAGTGAAAGTCCTTTATTGGAATCTGATAAACAAGACTATTTAAAAAAATTAGTACCTAAATATACAAGTGATACAGTACCATATTTCAGTAATGGTAAATTAGTAAGAGAAGTTAAACCTAGCACCTATAATTCAATGAGTTATAACACAACATTAACTCGTAATGGTTGGGTACAAACATTAAATGACGGCAAAGATTTAAAACAAATGTTATTTTATATACCATTTCACAATTTTAGTTGTCCACATTGTATGCAATATCAAGAAAGAATAATGACATACGATGAAGCAAAAAGATATTTAAATGATACCGAAGAAGGTGCTACTGAAATCCTACACCCTAATTGTAAATGTACTCTAACATTTTATAACAATAATAAATTAAAGAATATAGATTATGGTAAAGGAGAAGAAGAATATCATATCAGACAAAAAGTAAATAGTTTAACACTTTCTAAGAGTGAAATAAACACTGATATAAGAATACAAAAGTATTTAGGCAATCAAGATAAGGTTGATGAGTTAAATACTCGTAGAAATGCTTTAAATAAGCAAATAAGAGACCTTAAAGGTCAATTAGACACCGAAGAAAAACAAAAACAAGTAGTTGCAATAAAAAGAATTAAGTAAGTGCTATCGTTTTTTGATAGCACAGGGTAGTTATATCTTTCCTTTTTTCAATATAACTTCCCTGTGGTGTTAAAAAACACCAATGCACTTCTAAATAGTCGACAAAGTAGAAGGAGAAAAAAGTATGGACATTAGTAAATATGTCACAAACAAAGAGTTGTCAATCTCTAATGATGATATTAACATCGAAAAATTGACAAAAGATATTAGAAAGGGTTTTGTATCTAGTGAAGAAGTAGAATCAGAAAGAAATTCTGCAGTTAAAGAAATCAACGATAAATATGCACAACTAGAGAATGATTATAATAAACTAAAGAGTTCTTATGATGATATAGAAGCACGAAATACACAATTCGTATCTAATGAAAAGAAACTTAAACTTGATGTTGAAATGGTTAGTCAAGGATTCAAAAAAGAACAATTTGAAGAAGTAAGAACATTGAGAGATACTTTATTCAAAGATGAAACTGATGATTCAAAAGCAATTGGTTTAATCAAAGATAAATATAAAGCAACATATTTTCCTGATGAAGAAAAACCTGTCGTTGTTCCTGAAGAATTAGGTTTTGGAAATGCCCCAAAAGAAAAAGAGCCAGTTAAAGTCACAAGAAACACAAGATTAAGCGATTTATTAATTAAATAAAAAGGGAGAAAAATATTATGAATTTTACAGAAATTAATTTAGATTTACAAGGCGTAGCAAAAAGAATTTATGAATCTTTACTTTATAGAAGTTCATTCTACAAAATGCTAAATCCTAATTACATTGGAGAAATAAGAAGAACAGGAACTCCAGTAATTGAAGTATTAAAATCACAAGACACACAAGTAAATGTAAGAGAAACAAAAGAAATTGCACAAGCAATTACTCCAAGTTTACAAGGTTATTCATCAATTAAAGTTGATTTAACTGATTTACCTATGGATTATTCTATTAGAATTCCAGTATTAGTTGCAGGTAGCAACATTATGGGTACTTTAGAAGACGCTATGGACAAGAAAGACCAAGCAGTTGCTAAAGCAATCGACACTTATGGATTCGGAAAACTTGAAACTGAAGTAGTAAATGAAAGACAATTCGATCCTGAAACTAAAGAAGCATACATTGACGAATTAAATGCTATTAAAGCAGTATTATTCAATAAGAATGTATATGAAGATTATAGACTAGCATTATCTGCTACTGAATATGCAAAACTAGTTTCTGCATTAACTTCTATAATCAAATATGAAACTGCAGTTGGAGTTAAAGGCGTTGATATGGGTACTGTATCAGAAGCATACGGAATTCAAATCTTCCCAGTAAACGATTCAGTTTTAGGAGATGTTAAAGGTTATGCTTTCAACCCAAGAGCAGTAGTTGGAGATTCATTCTTCGATTCAATGCAACTATTTAACGGAAACTACCCAGGATTCCCAGGTTATTTCGTAATTGAATCAAATATCTTATTTGGTGCAGAAGTTGTAGAACAAAACGCTATTATTAAATTAGTAGAAGAAGTATCTGCATAATAAAAAGTGAAAGGGGTGTCACAATATGACATATTTCACAAAAGAAGAATTTAAAAGCAAGTATAATTTAGATGTCCAAGATTGGCAAATAGAAAGTGCTTGTGAAATGATATATTCTCAAATAGGGGATATATATAAAGAAGAATGGGACACAACAAATTGTCCTGATCCAATCAAAAGAGCAAGTATGGAACAATTAAGATTTATTCTTGAATATGATATACCATTAATAGATAATCGTGGAGTAATCAAAGCAGGACAAATGGAAAGTGATTTAAGCACTGACTATTCTACTCTTGCTTTGAGAATACTTGCTAATAACGGTTATTTATATCGTGGAAATCGAATTAATTCAAATATGAGTATGAGAATACCTTTTAATTAAAATGTTTAATATAAATGGTTTAAAAGCGACTCTAATTCAAAATAATCGTGGTAATTCAAAATATTATGACGATCAAGATAAAAGTGAATTAGAAATACAAGTTTGTCCTTATAATTCAGACCAAATAGTAAGATTTGGAATTGATACAACAAGTGAAGCAAAGGGTTATTTCATTGTTAAAGCCGATACAAATGTTCGAGAAGGGGACGAACTTATATTCAATGGAAAGAAATACTCTATAATTGAAGTTCACGATAATTGGATTTGGAATAAAATTGCAAATTTAATATTGGTAGTAAAATGAATGTTGAAGTTGAAATTATTAAAGGCATTCCAGAACAACAAATAGAACAATTTGTTGATAGAGTAATTTACAATACTGCAGTATTAACAAGAGAAGAAACAAAATCTCTTAATGCTTTCCCACAATTAACTGGGACTTTGATGAGAGAAGAACTTTCACAACAAATAATTGGAAATAATAAGGAATATGGGTTGGTTAGTGGTACTTCTTATGCAAAGGCAGTATATGATTATAATAAAGTAAATTGGACTAATAAATCTACTTTACCACATTGGTATAAGTCAGTATTTGAAAAATCTGGAAATATGATTTTATCTAATGCTATTGCACGTTCATTGAAAGGATTTAAATGAATTCAAACGATATTAAAAATAAAAATTTAGTTTTATGTGATTTTATAGCCGACTTAACTAATAATAAATATAAAGTTAAGCCTGAATATTCAACAAGTAATAAAGATAACGAAAATGTAATAGTTATACAAGAACAAAGTGGGGAAAAGATAGTATTCTTTGATAACCCTAGTTTATATAATTATTACAATGTAGAAATATTTGCAAATTCAATTCAAGAAGCCAAAGATACAAGTGTAGAAATTGGAAACTTAATTGGAGAAAATATATATTTTGATTGGTTAAACGATAAAACCACTGAAAAGTGGCAAATAATGGTAAAACAATTTAGTAATCCAAGAACTATTGCTTATGAAGATATTCGTAGAGTTTCATACACTATGACTTTACAAGTAATAATAAATAGGATTGCATAGAAAGGATTAAATATGAATTGGTTTATTAACAATAGAGAACTTATCAAGAATCTAGCAATAAACACAGGTACTACATTAAATCCTACTTACACAAAAATATGTACTACTTCAGAAGTACAAGTTGCTACTGATTTAGAAAAAAAAGATTTCTATGTATTCTGTGACGCATTAAAAAGACAAATTGTCACAGGTGCAAGTGTAGGATTAAACGGTACTCTAAAATTAGATGTTAATAATGACGGAGATATTGCTTTATTAGATAAAGTTCACACTCTTATTGGAGAAGGAGAAATTTCTCAATTCACTAATGTAGAAATCGAATTTGACTTATTAAGTGGTGTAAACAATGGTGTATTAGAATATACTACTTATAGAGCAACTGCTACTTTAAGTCTATCAGACATTGGTGGCAATGCAGAAGATGAAGGAGAAATGAGTTTCGAATTAATGTTAATCGGAACTGCTACTGAAGTTGCTTCTGCTTAATCCTTAAATAAGTAGGAGTAATCCTACTTTTTTTAATAGAAAGGAGAAATTATGAATAATGCAGAAGTTTTAGTTAAATTTAAAGGCGATAATAAAGAATTAAAAAACACAACTGAAGAATCTAAAAAAAGTTTAACTGGTTTTTCTAGTGCGATCAAAGGTGCTTTTAAAGCAACTGCAATAGGTGTTAGTGCTACTGCAACTGCAATTAGTGCTATCACTAAAAAAAGTGTAGAAGCATACGCAAGTTATGAACAATTAACAGGTGGTATTGAAACACTATTTTCCGAAAGCGAAAAAGAAATAAGAGCATACGAAAGTTTTTATGGTAAAACTTGGGAAGAATTAAAAAAAGCACCAGAAGGATTTGCAACAAGTGTTAGTGAAGTTTTAGGCAATGCCGATAACGCCTATAAAACTGCAGGGTTAAGTGCAAATGACTATATGAATACAGTAATGTCATTTAGTGCTTCACTAAAACAAGCAGTTAAAGGCGATAGCCACGCAATGATGGAATATGCCGATATGGCAGTTATTGATATGGCAGACAATGCAAATAAAATGGGTACTGATATGGGAATGATTCAAAGTGCTTATCAAGGATTTGCAAAACAAAACTATACAATGCTAGATAACTTAAAACTTGGTTATGGTGGTACTAAAACTGAAATGGAAAGATTAATTGAAGACGCAAATAAAGTAAAAAAAGCAAATGGAGAAATGGCAAATCTTTCTATTGATAGTTTCGCAGATATAACTGAAGCAATACATATCATTCAAACTGAAATGGGAATAACAGGAACTACTGCTAAAGAAGCAGAAGGAACTATAAGTGGTAGTTTAGGAATGGTAAAAGCAAGTTATCAAAATTTATTAGTAGCATTTGCGAGTGGAGAAGGAATAGAAAAAGCAATTGATAATATTATTTCATCGGCAATGACATTTGGAAAAAATGTAGCACCTATAATAGAAAATGCAATAGATAGTATAAGTAAGTATTTGCCTGAAATTGCAAATAAAGCAATAAAAGCAATACCAGGCTTATTAGATAAATTATTGCCAAGAGCAGTTGAATTATTATCAAATTTAGTTAGTTCAATTGTTCAAATATTACCTACCACAGCACCTATGCTAATTAATGCAGTAGTGCAACTCGTTAATTCAATAGCCACAAATCAACAATTAATACCTTCTATTATTCAAGGTATAATAATGATAGCACAAGCATTGATAGATAATATAGATTTGATTATTGATGCAGGAATTCAGTTAATAATCGGATTGGCAGATGGGCTAATTTTAGCACTCCCAATTTTGATAGATAAAATCCCTGTCATAATTGATAAATTACTGAATGCGATAATTGAGAATTGGCCAAAAATTCTAGAAATGGGAATCACCTTAATCATAAAATTGGCAGAAGGATTAATAAAAGCAATTCCACAATTAGTATCAAAGATTCCACAAATACTTGCTTCAATTGTAGGTGGATTTGGAAAAGGCTTGGCTTCAATGGTAGATATAGGTAAAAAAATGATAGAAGGACTATGGGACGGCATTAAAGGTGCAGGTACTTGGTTATGGGACAAAATTACTGGTTGGGGAAAAGGTATAATTGACGGAGTTAAGAGTATTTTTGGAATACATTCTCCTAGCAAAGAGTTTGCAATTATCGGAAAGTTCTCAGTTTTAGGTTATACTGAAGCATTAGATGATATGAAAGATCAAGTAGACGAACAAATAGCCGATACATTTGGAATTAGCCCACAATTACAAAACACAAGTGCATTACATTATAGTCCAAATGTAGTAGTAAATAATGAAGTTAACGTATCACAAGATCCATTAGGACAAATGGTATCTAATATAAAATCATATAGTGGTGGTGCTAAAAACGATTATAACTTTGGAATGGGAGTATAACCTATGATAAAAATATTTATAGATAACGAAGAAGTAGTATGTGATAAATCTTTTCAAATAAATGAAGAATTTCTATCTACTTCTTCAACAATTCTTAATAATGTAATGCCAAAATCTTGGAATACAAATAAAGATTATGTAAGTAATTTTTACTTGCCTAAAGATTATGCAAAATGTGAAATAAAAGATGACGAAGATAATTTAATATTTGAAGGTGTAGTAAGAAACACTGGAAACATTAGTTTAAATCCTAGAGAGCCTAAATATTGTAGTTTGGAAATATTAGATTATAAATGTTTATTATCAGAAGGTAAAACATTAGACTTTGTTATAGATAATAAGACAATAGCACAAGCAATTCAAATGGTAATAGATGAAATAAGTGATTATGGTTTTGAACTAGGAACAATTAATTTAGATAGTGCAAATGATATTATAGGAACTTATTCTACATTAGATAAAACTGCTTATGATGTTTTTCAATATATAAGTGAAATAACGCAAAGCAAATGGTTTACTAAAAAAGAAAGTAATGGCAATTTATCAATTAATTTTTATGACGCAGATAAAATACCTAGAGCAAATGATATTTTATATACCAAAGAATATTGGGAAGAAAATAATATAGTTGATATGATTTATAACTTTAACACTAGAGATTATAGAAACTCACAAATTGTTAATTCTAGTGGTGTATTTTCAAATTCACAAAATAGTGAAGTACAAACTTATGACGGTTATTCAAAAAATTTACTTTTTTCTTTACCAATAGGAAAAATAGTAGATATACAAGTTAATGATGTATCAGTTAGTTATGCTACTACTAGTGAAAAGAAATTGGGAATAAGTGCAGATTTTTATTATTCAGTTGGAAGTAATCAATTAGATATAGATACAAGTTTGTCGCAAGGGGACAAAATAGAAATTATTTATTACCCATTTGTACAAGGTAGACAAATAATAGAAAACGAAGATGAAATAGATCGTATATCTATATTAAATTCAAGAAATGGAAGAATAAGTAGATATGAAAATAGAAATGATATTACTGATTTAGATGAACTTGCAAAAATAGGACAATCATATATAGAGTTTAAAGGTAAAGCAGAAGTTGAATTAAAAATAACTACTTTTAATAAAGATATATTTAATATAGGTCAACAAACTACGTTCTATGCACCTATTGAAGATATATCAGGAGATTATCTAGTTAAAAGTAAAGTTATAAATGTAAATATAACTAAAAATACACAAAATGTGTTCTATGAATACACATTAAGCAATACATATAATGGAGAAAGAGCAATAAATTATTTTGATAATCAAAGAAGAAAACAACAAGGTAATTTAGAAGAAGGTCAATTTATTACAAGAAATATAGATATTAGAAGTGACGCATTAATAATTTTTGATAATTTAGTTATTAGTGAAGTTAATGAAAATAATAATATTCTTGATTTTGAATTAGACGCACCATTAATAAAATAGGAGAATAATATGACAAATAATTATAAAATGAAATTATTAAGTTGGTTTACAGGAAATTATACAATAGATCCACAACCTACAACAATAAATACATTTGAAGAATCAATAGATAAAGTCAATGACGATATTATTGACGTTATGGGAAATGACGCAGAAATATTAAATGGTGTTCAAATTACTTCTCCAAATGGAAATAATTCAACTTGGTTAGTTTTACTTGTATGGAACAATACAACAAAAAAAGGTGGTTTCGTATTACTTGATGAAAATTTTACTCAACAAGCAATCATAACACAATATGATAGTGGTGTAGATATAGGAAGAATTGATAATTTACAAGTCGATGAACAAGGTAGAATATATGGTGTAGAGATAAGACCAGATGAAGAAAGAATAAGATTTGTATATTTAACAAACTTCTTAGTTAAAATAAATGGCGAATTTAAATTGGATTTAAGAAAAGCATATAATTTACCTATTACTTGGAGTAGATTTAGTTATATGTATAATAAATATAAAACATATATATTTAAAATACCTAATGTTTCGAAATATTGTATAATTTTAAAAACCGACCAAGATGACGGTATAAGTGCAGAAGTTTATGATATTTTTACAATGGAAATAAGTACAGAACAAAGTAATAAATTTAAATATGCAAGAATAATACCACCTTCACAAGCCCAGGCTTCGTATAAACCATTCGTTAAATGGAATAGTAATAAATTATTTACAATAGACACAATATCATTAAATAGTCGTAATGAGCCTACAAGTTCACTAATAAGAGTTATAGTTGAAGAAAAAAGCGAATATACAGATGATACTTGGTGGAACACAACAACTAAAATAATAACTCTTGATTCAACTATAAATATTGGTAAAGACGGAGATTGTTATTGTATAAATGAAAACACATTGTTAGTCACTGATATAACAACAGTTAAATTATACTTTTCATTAATTGAAATAAATGATACCACAGGAACGGTCACTTTTGTAAAAGATTATACCGTTATGACAAACAACTTTCAAAGTATATTTACTGAATCGAATGGTTATTTATATTGTTATACTTGTTGTAGTAATGGTACAAATCAGTTTGAAGAAGCAGTTTATCATATATTAGATAAAACGGAAAACATAACTGGAGATGACTTCATTAAAGAAGTTTTATATTCTACACAATGGGGAGAATTTCCAAATTACTTTGGAACTAAATTCTTTACAGTTCAAAATATGTTTAACTTATATAAATATTATACTTGCCACAAAGACGGCGATGATCCTACACAATATGATTTTAAAATACAAAGAGAAATATATAACGAAAATAATTACAATGGAACGGTATATAGTGGATTAAATTCATTAATAGGAAATCAAGGATTAATTTATAATAGTGAAGGTTTAGTATTTGCAAGAAACTTATATAATAAAGTTATACAAAGCAATAAAACAACTTATTCTGTTGAAATCCCAAATAATATGTTAAATGATTATGCTTTAAATATTCAAGAATTATTAAGTGAAACTAAAAATGTTATGAATAATAATGCTAATCCTATAATAAAAAATATTTATGAAGAATTAATAATTAACTTTATAAATAAAATAACAATATCTAATGAAATAGATGAAACTAAACCTATTTATTATTTAAATGGTGCTACTAGATTAAATGATTCAATAAGTAATTTGAAAGATTATAATAATTCAAAGATGACTAAATATAGAATTAATTATAGTGATAATACTAGTGAAATAGGAACATTAACTATAACACAAGTAAATTTATTCAAATATACTTTAAATTTATCAATAGAAGTAGAAAAAGAAATAACAAGTATAGATTTCATCAGTAATGACGAAAACACAATATATAATACTATAACACCTACATTAGAATTAAATAAAACTTATAATTTAAGTGTAGATGTTCATATAGAATAGGAGAAAATATGGGAAAGATAACTTATGAAAATAAAGAAGCAATAAATGTAGATACTTCAATACCAAATAAAAACAAGGCTACTGCCGATGATTTTAACGAAATAAAAAAAGTTGTCAATGAAAACGAAGACCACCAAATAGGAATAATAAAAGATATATGTGCTACTTTACCTGCTACAACAGGTTATGTAGAAGGAGATAATGTATATCTTATGAATGATAACTTAATATATACATTAACTAATGGTGCTTGGGTTAGTTTGGGTGCACCTAATTCTAATAAATCTTATCTACTACTAAATGATTATTACGATAGCGATTACGGTTGGAAATATACTAGGGGATTATATAAAGTAAGTAGTTATGGTTATATAATGGATAAATTAGAAAATTATATATGTAATTTAGGTAATACACTTCAATTTGATGCAACAATATCGGGTACATATTTAATTTTTACACCTGGTGCAGATACAGGAACATTCTTTTATCCAACAAGAACAGGACAAACAGGACAAATTACTATACCACAATTATCAACTGTATCAATCTTTAAACAAAGTAATACAACATTAACTGTTGGAGATATGTTTGTTATTAATACTGCTGATAATAAAACAATAACAGGTAAACTTACTGCTACTAATCCAA